CTTCAAGCAAGAACGCGCGGAAAAGATTCCCGAGGCCAGTGCAGAGCGGGATTGTTCGCATCCATCCGGACGACAAGGACGACCGGCCGGTGCGAGAGTCATTCAACCGCTAGGTACCGCCTCAAAGTGTTTCTGATTCCGTGAAGATGTCGGTCGACCCATTGAGATTTCTGGAGGATGCTGCCACTGCCCAAGCTGCTGATGCCATCAAGCTGAGACCCTTGATGCTGGAGCTCTCTGGCTCCAAAGTGCTCGCCAAGGAGTGCGATATTGAGCACCTGCTTAACGCAGGTTTTACTGTTGATGATGTTGAGAAGCTGTCCAAGTCGCTAAAACCCCTGATTGATCAGGGGGTGTTTGATGATGCATGGACTATGGCCAAGGGGTCCGGCATCATCCTGTCTGCCCAGGAGATGACTTTCCCTGATCTGTTTATGTTCAGGAGGTGGCTCACTACGCCACAGGGCGCACAGGCGCTCAGCCTTGTGCAGGCCCGACGCAAGATGACCAAGGCCGGGAAGAAGGTGCTTGGGCACCAAGATGTTGCTCTCCTGCGTCTGCTCCAGCATTATGAGGACGACGCGAGGCGCGAGCTGGACGCCAAGCGCGTCGAAACCGAGGCTGCGGTGGCACAGCTTCAGGCTGAGATTGATAAGCTGAAGAAAAAGTATGCCAAGGCGGAGAAGAAGCAGAAGCGGGACTTCCCGCTTATTGCAAACTATGTTCCCCTGACTGACAACGAGGTCAGGAACCAAGCATGGGATATGTACTGCCAGCAGTGCATCAATGAGGGCTCTGTGCCCATGGGGCGCACGTCGACGAATCTCAAGATAGTCGGCGATAAGTTCAGGGACCACATCGTCCAGGCCCACAAGCTGACATATTGCCAGCAGCCCGATCACACCGACGCCCTCATCGAGTTCGGGAAGCAGAAGATCCTCAGATGCCAGGAGGCAGGGTCGGGTAAGCTCGAAAGTTCTTTTCGTAACTTACTCACTGTCCTCAATCCAGAGAATGCTGCTACGCTACCCCCTCGCACAGAGGAAGCAGATGATGGAGTGGATACCGATGGGGGTAGTCCCAACCCGCCCGAGCCTGACACGCACGCAGATGCTGAGCCAGCTGCCGACCAACCCACTCCTCCTGAAGCCACGGGTCCTGGGAGCTCGGCCGGGCCCACCCCTCCCCAAAGCAGTCGAAGCCATAAGCGGAAACAGCCTGCTGTCGACGCCCAATCGGAGGATCCAAATCCATCGAAGAAGCGGTCAACCAGGGCAGGCAGGCATCCCAACCGCGCGGAGTAGGTGGGAGGCCGGGGTTCGCCATATAATCGGCGGTGGCGAACTTCTGGAATGGCGCGTCGATAATAATAAGTATAGGGGGGGTGGCAACTTACATGATGCACTACTACTTATAGGTAGTGCAGACGATGTAACCCCTTATACTGCTTTATCTTCTCTTTTGTCTGTTGAGGAAGCTAGGAGGGTTCTTTTGTTACCAGATGGACTCGCTGTTCCTGATGGTAAGGCCTGCTGCGTTATGAAGCAATTCAATGATGATGCCACAGCAGGCCCTCTTTTGCGGGCGTTTGGTGTTAAGGGGAAGTATGGTCTGAAGGCTGCGATTGAACAGTTTGTCTGGGGTCTGTATGATCGGGTGGGGAGCGAAGATCTCAAGCCAAGGCAACTACCAGGGCTCCTCGCACGTGTTGGGTATCGCACGAAGCTCCTTGACATGGAGAAGGCCCTCAAGAAGATCCAGGCAGTAGAGCCCCTGGGCAGGGCCGTCATGATGTTGGATGCTACTGAGCAATGTTTCAGTTCACCGCTCTTCAATGCCATATCTGAGGCGGTGACTGAATTGCATTCCAACCCCCGGTCAGGGTGGCGCAACTACCTTGTGCGTGCTTCCTCAGCATGGGCTGATTTGTGGGATGAGCTAAAGAGCTGCGGGACAATAGTCGAGTTAGATTGGAGCAAATTTGATCGCGACCGTCCAGCCGAAGACATTCAGTTCTTTGTGGACGTCATTATATCTTGCTTCCGACCTAAGAATTCCCGAGAGAGGAGGCTCCTGGCTGGGTACAGGAAGATGATGGAGAATGCCCTCGTGCATAGGGTGATGATGCTCGATGATGGGAGCTTCTTTACCCTGGAGGGGATGGTGCCAAGTGGCTCTCTCTGGACAGGCATCTGTGATACCGCACTGAACATTATGTATATCACCTCCGCCCTGCGTAAGCTTGGCTTTGATGACTCAACCTTCAGTCCCAAGTGTGCGGGGGATGACAATCTGACCTGTTTCCAGAGAAGGCAGGGCCTGGACGTTATGGAGCGCCTGCGCACTACGCTGAATGAAATGTTCAGGGCCAATATTGACAAGAAGGACTTCATCGTGCATTATCCACCTTATGCGGTCACAACAGTCCAAGCCTGTTTCGAGCCAGGGACCGACCTATCCAAGGGCACTAGCAGAATGATGGATAAAGCTGAGTGGGTGCCCTTTACCGGGCCCTGCCCCATAGATCAGGCAGCTGGGAGGTCGCACAGGTGGAAGTATGTCTTCACGAACAAGCCAAAGTTCTTGGCTAACTTCTTCCTCCCTGATGGCAAGCCTATCCGCCCCGCGCACGATAACCTTGAGAAGCTGCTTTGGCCAGAGGGTATCCATGAGAGCATAGAGGACTACATGGCAGCGGTGCTATCCATGGTGGTTGATAACCCCTTCAACCACCATAATGTCAATCATATGATGCACCGCTATCTCATCGCTCAACAGATTCAGAAGCAATCTATCTTCATCGACCCTGCCGTGGTTATGGAGTTAGCCAAGACGCGCCCGAAGCATGGTGAGGCAGTGCCATTCCCAGAAATCGCATATTACCGCAAGTGTGAAGGTTATGTCGACATCGAAAGAGAGCCCGAGTTCCAGGAGTTCTTTAAGAGCTTCAGGGAATTCATCTCCTCGGTCTCGACTCTCTACGCACGGAGGTCAGAAGGTGGGATCGATGCCTGGCGCTTCATGGACATAATCAGAGGCCAGCATAGTATCGGTGCGGGTCAGTTCGGAAATAGCGTGCATGAATGGTGCAGATTCCTTGGTGAGCACCCACTCACCAGAAGCCTGCGGAAAGCTAGAAGATTCCGTCCCATGAAAGAAGCAGTCGTTGCAGACCCAGAGACTTTGGGGAAGGTGGAGAAGGCTTTCACTTGGGTCCTCGACCTCTGTGAGGCTAATGATCCCATGACTCCACTGTTTTATGCCTCCGCAGTCTCAGACATCCTTAGCAGCAACGTTAGCGCCCCTTAGTTATGTAATCTAGCTTCTTTCATTTCATGTACGTCTATCAATGTAATGTACCGCACTATTAATATACTATGCTAACGCTCGCTGCTACGGCAACGGCGTCAG